AAGTTCGGCAAAGACGGTTTGGTTTCTTACTTAGAAGAACAGGCAGAGAAAAACCCAACAGCATTTATTAACCTCATGGGCAAGGTTCTACCGTTACAGGTCAAAGCTGACATCGAAGGTGAAGTCGATCATGTGGTGAGGGTTGAATGGCAACCCCCGCATTAGTTGAGGTCAGACAGACCGCATACAGCCCGCGCAAGATAGCTTTAGACTTCCACAATAGGAAAGAACGCTTTGCGATTATTGTGGCTCACAGACGCTTTGGTAAGACCGTAGCTGTAATCAACGATCTGATTAAATACTGTTATGAATGCCCGCTAGACAACGTGCGGGTAGGATACATTGCCCCGTACCTTTCCCAAGCAAAAGCGGTAGCGTGGGATTACGTTTTGCAGTTCACAGCAGATATTCCGAATGTAAAAGTAAACCACAGCGAACTGCGCGTAGACTTTGACAATGGTGCGCGGTTCCGTCTGTTCGGTGGGGATAACTTTAACGCGATGCGCGGCTTGTACTTCGATTATGTCTGCATCGATGAGTTTGCTGACTTCCCTGCATCGGCCTATCCAAACGTCATCAGACCAGCCACTGTAGATCGCAAGGGTAAGATCACTCTGATCGGTACGCCCAAGGGCAAGAATGAGTTTTGGGAAATGTGGGACGCAGCCAAGCGTGACCCCGATTGGTTTACCGCGATGTACAAGGCATCGGACACAAACTTGTTAGACGAAGACGAACTGGCAGATGCCCGCGCAATGATGGGCGAAAATCGCTACCTTCAGGAATTTGAGTGCAGCTTTGAAGCAGCCATTGAAGGGGCATATTACGGGAATGAAATGAAAGCGGCTACGGATGATGGTCGCATAACTATGGTTCCATACGATCCAGCGCTTGGCGTTGTAACATCTTGGGACTTGGGAATTGGAGATAGCACCGCAATTTGGTGGTCGCAGCACTTATCCAGCGGTGAAACACGGATCATTGACTACTACGAAAACAGCGGGGTTGGCTTAGATCATTATGCGAAAGTTCTGTCGGAAAAACCATACCACTATGAACAACACATTCTGCCGCACGATGTTCAGGTCAAAGAATTGGGTACGGGAAAGAGCCGACTTGAAACGCTTGACGCGCTGGGCATACGGAACATTGAGATTGCGCCGAAACTAAGTGTCGATGATGGAATACAGGCCGCGCGATCCATGCTTGCCAGATGTTGGTTTGACGAAGAAAAGTGCGCACGGGGCATTGAGGCATTGCGTCAGTATCGCAGAGGCTTCGACGAAAAGAACAAAGCATGGCGGGGTAGACCGCTTCACGATTGGACATCACACGGTGCAGATGCGTTTAGATACTTAGCTGTTGGATACAGTCCCACGCAGCAATGGGGGCCACCTATTAGAAGGAATTTGCGCGGGATTGCCTAGTGTGCTAAAGTGGCCTCAAACACGGGGACACCGATATGGTAAAGCAGAAAGCACCTTGGGAAACGGATAATCCGAAGCCTAAGAAAAAGCGCAAGAAAATGACTGAAGGTCAAGTTGCCCGCGCTAGAAGACGCGCAGCGGATGCAGGTCGCCCCTATCCTAACTTAATCGACAACATGGCTGTGGTAGCTAAGAAGGTTGTCAAAAAGCAACGGAGAGCCTGATGGGTTGTGGATATAAGAAAAAAGGCCGTAAGGGCGGGAAGAAAAAATAATGCCTGTAACGTATGGTGGCCCTAGCGGCAAAAGATTAAAAGACGATGATCCAAGAGTAACGCGTCACAGACAAATCTTGGTAAGTCACGGTAGAGATGATCCATATGCAAATGGCGCTTCTAGCAATGCCCCAGCTTTACCAAATGTAGTTAGTGGAGGTCAGTCATCAGGCCCAGTATCAGGTGCAGCCCCACAGGCTAAAAGCATTCTAGGCGGTGGCGGTAAGGGTGGCGTAAAGTCTAAAGCGCTAGACCCCAGAGAAGATCGTGAGCTACTACAATCTCAAATAGAAAAGTATAACAACGATGGTAACTTTGGCTATTGGGGTAAGAGCGCCGATGGTATGTTTCGTTGGGTAAATCCACTTACAGATGCATTCGATGGTGGCGGGCAAGACCAGTATGGCACAGCATTCTACGGCGGTGGGCCTTTGTCTATGATCGGTAACGCTATGAAGATCAGACCGCTAGGCATGGCCCGTGAAAAGGATGATGAAGGAGATTACATAGTTGATCGCGCCGACATCGGCTATCGCAACATCAAAGACATGTATGACCGTGGCGGGCCGCAGGCATCAGGTGGGCGCTTTGAGGGTGCTGGTCAATACAGTGAATTGTTAAACCTAATAGCTGGTGAGCGCGGTGAGCGTGAGTTATATGACCCAGCAACAGACTATAGCAAAATCGGTTTGATTGCACCGCCCCCATTGCCAAGTATTTACAACAGTCGCGGCAACAAGAAGCCTAAACGCAAAATCGCACGGTCACTGCTGGGAATGTACTAATGCCACGCAAGAAGACCCCTGCATCAGTAAAGTACGCGAATGGAACGACATACAAGGATAGCAAGGGCCGTACACATAAGCGAACATCTGCGAAAGGCACCAAGCGCGGTGACGCGTATTGTGCGCGTAGTTCGGGCCAGAAACAAACTGAAAAAGTCAAAGTCAGACGCAAGGCATGGGGATGCCGTGGAAAGAAATCGGTGAGGGGCTAATGGACAGCTACGAATTACGTTTAAACTACGCACAAATGACGGGTGACACCGAAAACGCTTTTCGTTTGCGCGAAGATGACACCGAAGGTTACTTTTATAGCGACGATACAATCATGCAAGCGATGGATGAACTGAACAACAGTCGTTTGTCTGCGCGTCCTGTTTACAGCGAAGCCATGTCAGAGTTTGGCCCACGCGCTGGGGTTCCAGTAGGCCGTATGCGCTATGTCAACAGCCCAATGGTTGCGTATGAAAATGCGCAAGAAGACTTGCGGGACTTCAGAACAGCCCGTGATGCAGGCGACACAATGCAGTCTTTGATGTCTCTTGGTAGTGCAGCATCGCAGGGTGTATCAGCTTCCCCAGTAAGACGTATGAGTGCAATGCTCAGTTTGATTGACTATCTACGCGGAGTTGAGCGGTGAACTTTATAGAGTTTTTGACATTACCAGCGCGGGATCGTCGGGAGCGTTTAGGTGAATTTTTGGGTGGCTTGGTGCAAGACCGTGATGAACTGGTCAATTACACGCCACCAGCTAACCGCACAACGCTTCTAGGTGACAGATCACAAACGCCAGCAAGCGTACAATTTGTACAGGATTATGGTGACTTTTTACCTGTCCTAGGTGAGATCACTGGTGCAATGGATTTAGGGCAAGAGCTATCAAAGGATGATCCAAACTATCCGTTAGCCGCCGCATTGGGTTTAGGTACAGTAGTTGGCGCTGTTCCTGTTGTTGGTGACACTTTAGCCCGTGGCATTGTTACTGGTGCTGAAAGACTAGCTGATGCTGTACCATCTGATGTAAAGTACGCAACCCGATCATTGCTAGAAGGTGATCTAGAGGGCGTAAGAGATGCATTCTATGAGGGCGGTGTACCCGTGGGTGTTGGTGCGGATGCTGTATTTGATCGTGTCCGAAGCGGTGCCGAAATAAAAGCACGTCTTGAAGAAACACCTAACGTCATAGAGTATATGACAGGCGAACCGTATGTTCCGATGTCCAACACTTCTAATTTGAAATCACAAAAGCCTATAGCTTTATTAGAGCATGAAAGCGTAGTTAGGCCGACAGGTGAAACAGTCTCACCAGTTATTGGTGATTTTGCTGACTTAGAAGGTAGGGATGTTCTAGCGATTGTGGGGGATCAAACAGGTAGACATGATATTTTGTCTGTTGGTAAATACGATCTAAGTGATGACCCGCAAAGAAGTTTGGCTGGTTTCGAATATATAGATGTAGACAACCCACTTCAGGGGTATGCGGGCGCACAATCTGCTACATCTTCAAAGCTAAACGAAGCATTAGAAAGCACTGATCCGTTTTATATGTCTTTTTTGATGGGTGAAAAGTCATCAGACTTTGCGCTGCATACAGGTGAAACATATGGGAAAATGGTGCGAAAAGCCGTTGAGATGGGCGACATTGAGGGTAAAGACCTAGAATACATTGATAATGCTATACGAAACATTGGGGTTCCAGAGCTAGTTAAGGTTAGGGATGCTGATGGTAATATTATAAAAAAAGCAGACGGTACGCCAAAAACAAAATCAGTTACGACATATCCATTTAGGGACTTTACGTCAGTAGCGGAACCAGAAGCAATTCTCAGCTATATGCGGTCTTTGCCGACAGG